AATATTGTATTGACTGTGGTGACCAAATTCCAGAAATGCGTCTTGACTTCTGTCCCGACACAGACTATTGTACTAGCTGTGTTGACAAGAATTCAGAACCCGTGGTCGCTCGTATGATCTACAACCACAAGACGGCAGGTGAAGTATTCATCGCCAAGGGTAAAGAGAACTGTAGAATCCTAGACAGGGAATATACAAGAGCACGATGACGAATAGGCAGATTGATTGGACACCCCGTCCACTAACAGAACAAGAGAAGAGGGCAGCAAACCAACAACAGTATGCTGTCACAACCTTAATTTTTATTACCATGAGTAATATCTTTTTTGGTATACTGATGGTGTACGGGTTCCTCCCAGTAAGTCTGGGAATGGTGGTCGCATTTGTTGTTATGGGACTCTTTATCATCCGCGCTCAGAAAGCTCTTCTGGGGGACGGAGAGCGCATGTGGGAGACTCCTGAGAAGTTTCACGATAGGATGTCGAAGTAAATGAATATCTTTATTCTTGATGAAGATCCGAGAGTCGCTGCTAGAATGCAGTGTGACAAGCATGTGGTCAAGATGATTGTGGAGAGTGCTCAGATGCTATGCACTACTCACAGGTATTTTGATGGCAAGGAATGGATTGATCGCAGCAAGAACGGAAGAAAGATCACACGATGGAGTCACTGGACTGATCCTCCGAAGGCTTCCAATCACCCAGTGCTGTACAAGTCAGTGATGCTCAAGCATCCCTGTACGATCTGGACATGTAAGAGCTTGGAGAATTACGACTGGCATACAGAACATGCTCTGGAACTCTGTGCGGAATATACTCGGAGATATGGTAAAACTCATGCCACCGAAAGACTTATTCAGTGGTGTAAAAAACACATACCGATGAATCGGAATGAGAGACAAACCAGCAAGGGTCTGACTCCGTTTGCACAGGCAATGCCGGATCACTACAAAGTCAGTGGTGATGCTGTTCAAGCCTATCGCAATTATTACATCGGGGACAAGGCTCGATTCGCAAAGTGGAAAGAATCGAGCCTTGTCCCAGAGTGGTTTAGTAAAGGTGTACTAGAGTCAGAGTTTGTTAATTAAAACAGCTTCTTTTTAGTAGCTTTCTTTTCGGTTGTGGTCTTCTTGATTTCTCCTTGAAACACCCAACTTTTCTTACCCTGACCTTTTACGAACTCACCACCATGTTGAGCAACGTGTTCTGCTCTGTTGCGTGTTGCTCGTGAACTATCATTGAATCTAATATATTCTCTTGATGACATATCTTTCCCTTTCTAGGATGTTAAGAATTCTGCGAATGATTTAAAATTGTAGCTTTCTTTTTTGGTGCTATTGCCCCAGTTCTTAGCACCGACTTTACGACACTTGACTAGAGCACCAGATGCGTATGCACTCGGCCAGACCTTGTAACGAGATTTGACCTTATGATAACAGGCATCCTTCTTTGACTTCTTCTTATCTTCAACGAGTCGATTAATTTCTGTACCAGAATATGATTCTTGTTTTACCATCTTTGCTTTACCTTTTCTGTTTGGGTTCGGATCTTCTCTGCGCTTTTTAGCGGCACGTTTGTTCCGTTCCTTTTTACTCAATTTAGCACGATCATCTGCGTCTCTACAATATGGTTTAGTTTTCTGTCCGGGTTGTTTGGCACATGGCTTTCCGTCATACTTACCACCAGCCTGTTTCCAACCACCACCCTTGAACCAATCACGGAGTGAGTAGCCCTTATCCTTTGCTGATTTGCCATCGCGCTTTTCTTGAAGATAATCGATAAATGATCCCATGCTTTACTTGACTTTCGTTTTTATGGTGTTACAATATATATGAATCAACTGCCTCCGTAGCTCAGTTGGTAGAGCAATCGGCTTTTAACCGATTGGTCACAGGTTCAAGTCCTGTCGGGGGTATTCCACTGGGGTCGCGCCTCAGAGATCGGATAGTCGCAGACATATGGCGACGAAAAGCGGGTGTCAGAGAGAGGGATACCGATGTGGGAGGCAGTATACATGCCGTCAATGGAAAACCACTTGCCCCGCCTGCCGATATTTTTTGAACAAAAAAGTCAATAAAGGTATTGACAACCACAGAATCTAGTGTATAATTAGAGCATAAGCAAGTCGGACGTATTGGGTGATGCGACAAACGTACCGACTAACAATTAAACCGCATCATTTTAAGGAATGGTAATAATATGCCAACTATGACTAAGAAGCGACGTGTGATCAACTATCTTGCGTCCGGTAAGGGCCTCACTGAAGGCGAAGCACGTAGCCGTTTTGGAGTTGCAAACCTCCGCGCTACCATCAGCGACATCCGTGATATGGTTGAAGCCCACGGTAACTGGGAAATCACCTCGTCCCCCACGAGCACTGGTAAGACCCGTTACTTCATGGAAGACACTCATCCCGGTGAGCGAAGCTTCGGTTTCGATCCCATGGGTCGTCGCTACGCTCTGTAATCTTTATACATATATAAAGTAAAGAGCAGATCTTGATGAGGGGTAAAATCCTCATCAAGAATTGAGAGAGTGCGGTGGTAATTTCTGGGAAGCGTCTGCCCAGCCCGCACTGTCTTTTTTTTATCGGGGGTGTATTTGGTAGTCGATTCGGGGAAAGCCGCATGTCGGAACCAACGAAGACGAGGGTTCGATTCCCTCCTCCTCCATTTTGAAAAAAAAAACTTAGAAAAGGGGTTGACAGACCCCCTAAGAGCGAGTATAATACTCGTATGACAATTGAATAAAAGAATGAAGAGAGACTGATCCTCTCTCTTCGGGACTCGCATAATCATCCTCTGACTGGGGATAGTGCAAATTCTGAAAGGTTTAGCGACCTGTTCCTTAAGCGATGCAGAAATGCTTGCGGGGATGACCCTTAGCGGGGTGTGCAGAATGGTCTTAGTAGGGTACACTCAATCGTACAGTCACCCGAAAAGTTCTGGTAATTACGACAGTCCAGAGTCCCATGAACAACGAGAAAGGCTGGTAGCTTAGGTTACCAGCCTTTTTCTATATCTAAGCTGGTGCAAATTATAAATATTTGGAATAGACCACCATTAAGCAAGGACACCATCAATGGCAGAGTTAACAGCAGGTAATTTTTATTGGACCGGATATAAGCCAGCAGGGCAGAATCCATTATACAGATACACCCGAGGTAATAAGTCATTTGGCACTGCGCTATCGCACCAAGGTGGTGCTGGTGGTTGTACAGGATATTCATGGAATGAAGCTGGTAACTGGGTAGTTCAGTCTGCTGGTTTTACCAATGACCCAGACAATCCCGGTGGTTACATTGAGGGTTTCTACTACGAGGAAGCTATTCGAACTCCACGAGGCGACGATAATATATTCTTCTCAGGACTAAGCCCTGATGATCCCGGCATTGAAGGACACTACCCTGCTTCTGAATGTCTCTTTGGTGGTATTCTTGGTGGAACTTACACTGATGGTGGATCATGGGAAACGGGTACTGGATTTGGTCTTCCGGGTCAAATCGATGGTAATGCACTCAAGATCTTTGTAGAAGATTCGTACTCCACACACAGAGGCGCCAGCTTCGAGCTAGGAAACGTCTTTGGGTCTACTTTCGGTCAGTCATTCTTAGGTGCCTCTGCCGATATCGATATTCGTGGTCTCACTGGTCTCTTCGGATTGACCGGTCGAATGGGTTTCCAGATTACAAACTTCGATGGAACAACTGCCAACTTCTTCGGTAATACGTTCTACGGATTCACCTCCGGTGGTACGGGGAACAGCGCAGCGGGATTCAGCGCACAGAGAACAGTGATGCAGGGAGACGTTGCCAACGGATTCATTCAAAATGGAGATTACTTTGTTGGAACTGATGCCGGTAGCACTTTCTACGGTATGACCCACGCAACAGAATCACTCTATCGTTCAATTGTTACGGGTGTCTCTAACGGAGACGTTAAGATGCAAATTAGTCCCTTTGTTCATGGTATGACTAGTTTTGGACTAACCATGAACGAACCCGGACCAAGAGGAAACAAGAATTTTGGTGACTTTGCACAGCTCATCCCCCATGGTATGGGATCGAGAAGCTTCATCCTGAACGGCGGTCTTTCTGCCGGACGTGATGGTGTCACAGCATTCAGTGGTGGTACAGATAACAAAGTAGAACAGCCTCAGTTGTCAGTTAAGTCGGACACCTTGACTATTCGTGGTGATGCCTCAGTGAATCTCAATCATAGTAGAATTAATAAACAGGCATTCGTTCTAAGTAAATGTCAGTTTAACTACAACGGTGGCATCATCAATCAAATGATCTTCGATAGAGAAGACATTGACTATCTCGGTAAACCAAAGACAGCAGCTTCTATCCTTGATACTGAAGTAACAAACTCAGTCGTTATCTCTGGTGGTGGTTTCCAAACAAGAACAGAGTTTGGTAACACTTTTACAGGAGAAGATGATGCACCCACTGATTCTAATATTGTAAACACTGATGTCAGTGGTGCTAGACCAGTAACATACGTTCGACCAACAAATACAATTCCTACTGTTGAGATTGATGCGTTCAGGCATGGTAATGTCATCATAGAGGGTGCAGCAACAACACTAAATATGAAACCTGAACAGTTACACCGAAATGGTGAAGCCTCTCAGGGTAAAGTCTTTATTAACAAACCCCTAAATGACTCTGATAGAATTACATATTCATCAATTAATCTCAAGTCTTTCAATGACGCAGAAAATATCACAGGAAACGAGAAAAATAACTTGCTGTTCCTCAATGCAGGGCTAACGATTGATGATCTAATCATTAATGCAGGAACAGTCTCTGTTGGAAGTGGTATCGGTGACAGGAAGATTACAGTTGTCAAGGGTGAAATGTCTAGCAAGGCAGTGCTCAAGGCTCGAAGTGAAAGTAACCCATCATATCAGGGATTCAAGATCGGTGATGACTTTACTGGAACCGCAGGGAATGCTGAAGGTATCCTGATCTCGCACCCAGCAGCAAACATTGAGTTCTCTACTGGTCACTACGTACTTGCCTCGTTCGCAGATGGTAACACTGGTGCCGATACCGGATTCCAACGTCCCGGTAGTGCGATTCCTGTTCCCCCCGGATTCGGTAAGTGATTTCTATGGGTTTAATTTTCAACAAAAATCGTAAAAGCAAGAGAGAAGCCAAACACTACTACCATACTACAGTCTTGTATGATAAGGAAGAATGTGATATACTACTTACCGAAAGTGATGTGAAGCGTGGTATCTACCGAGCACAAAGAAATCAAGAAGATAGGTGGCCCGGTCTTAGTAGTCTAAGTCATATACAGTGGTATAAATTTTGGAGATAAATAATGAGTGGAAAACATTCTGCTGGTAAAGGCGACAAAAGTAGAATCAGTGATTTTAAACAGTATCAAGAAAACTATGAAAAATGCTTCGGCAAAAAGAAAGTGAAAGTGAAGAAAAATGGAAATTCGAATCGTAAGACTAAGTAGTGGTGAAGAAGTCATCTGCAAGACAGAGACTGACGGCGAAACAACCAAAATCAAGAACCCTGCAATCCTCATGCCAATGGGTGGCGGTCAACTTGGCATGATGCCATGGATGCCATATGCTGATTATAAGGATCTTGAGATGGATAATAGGTTCATCATGTTTACAATTAAGCCTCAAGTTGAGCTTATGAATCAATACAATGAAAGTATTGGTAGTGGTCTCGTTGTTCCCGAGAAGAATGTTTCTGCACCAAATCTAACACTGACAACTTGACATAAGACACAATCATGGTATACTAGGGGTTCGAAAGGAGACAATTATGTCTGAAAAGAATTCTTGGGAATCTATAAAAAGTGATATTGGAACTGGAATTGGAACTGGACTGAAAGTTGCCGATACTATGGCTACTGTCTATATTGTCTATGTTCTTGGTATGGCCGCTTTGATCGGTCTTGGTCTTTGGATCTTTATTGGTGGATAAAAATGGCTAAAAACTCAGCACAATCTAAGCACGTCAACAACATGATCAAGGTCGGAAGCCCTCGCTCTTCTAAGAGCAAAAAGGGTAATGCCTTGTCACGAACATCTCGCAAGGGCAATGGAAAAAGGGTCCGATAATTTCCTGCGCTCGTAGCTCAGTCGGATAGAGCAGTTGACTTCTAATCAACAGGTCGCAAGTTCAAGTCTTGCCGAGCGTGTTATGAATGAACGTAAATTCAAAAGACTTTCTAAGATAGCATTACCATATGCACTCAATAATGATAGAACTAAACGTCATGTATCTCTGATACTCGTGCGTAATAAAGTTATATCTATAGGTACGAATCAATTGAAATCGCACCCGAAAGCAAAAAAGATTGGATACCGTTATGATGAAGTACACTCAGAATTGGATGCACTCCTCCGATGTAAGGAGAGACAAAATCTTGAACTGTTTAATTTTCGGTTCAACAGGTTTGCTGATGCTCGTCTATCTCGGCCTTGTTCTCTATGTACTCCATGGTGCAAGCTCATATTTGACAAAATCTATTACACAACCCCCACTGGATTCGAAAGGCTGGTATACTGATGAAGACATTTACTCTTCTACAAGAAGTAATACACACACCAACTAAACAAAAGGCTACTGTTACAGCAACTAAGATAGACCGCGAAGGTAATCATCTAGTTGAGGTTAAGTATGAAAATGGTAGTAAAGGGTGGACTAAGCCAGAATCACTGTCTTCGTTCATCCAAGACAGTGTTGATCATACTGGTCAGTTCCTCTCTGATTAATGAATGGAGCCGATGTGATGGGTGAATTTGCATCAGAATGGCATAGCAACTTTTCGCGGGCAAAGTCTTCACTGAGCAAGGCTTTGTCCGAAGAGACGGTCCTTCGAGATCTTATCGAACGCGGTTATGATCCACACCAAGGAAAAGACCGAGACTCAATCCACGATTGTACAATTGAGATCGCACCGGACTGGTGGTTGAAAGTACAAATTAAAAGTTGCTATGGAAATAACACATATGTAAATCTTACCACACGCGGAACCACAAAGACTGCACCGGTATCTCCGGGAAAGAACAGTAAACCAAGGACAAGCACCGGATATTATAATTCTGGTATCCACCTTATGGCAGTTGTTACAGATACGAAGGTACTGTATTATGACATTTCTTCATTTGATAGTTTGCAAGAAAAGTTCAATTGGAAAAAAGTTCACCCGGTTGTTTTGGAAACTTATATTAATAGACTTATTGGCGATGTGGCGGAATTGGCAGACGCAACGGACTTAAAATCCGTCGAGGGTTAACCTCATGGGGGTTCGAGTCCCCCCATCGCTATTAATAACCAGTTGAATATGCACCACCACTAAAACTACTATAGCTGGAATTTCCGCTTAGTCCTCCCGAATTAAAGAAATTCACGGATGAGAAGTATTCATATGATCCACTGACTTGAATACCACCAAATCCGGAGGCTATCGAATTATTCGCTGAAGTGTAATATAATTGATTTGGTGTTAGATTATTTGGTACAAAGAACAAGTATCTTTTATTCATGGTATTATCAACCACACTGTATATTCCCGGATCACTATAATCGGATATAAATTCTGCCGTAGGAGTGATCAAAAAGTCATTTGTATTCTGTTCATCAATAATAAAAAGATACATTATACCGCGAGAAAGTGACAGTGGTTTGGAAATTTCACCATCAATAGTGATCATACTCTGACCATCATCAGCCACTCGTCTTCCAACTATATGAATCACAGTGTTCTGGTTCTCTATTTCGAATGGTCCTCCAGATACAGTAGAGGTTTTTCTCTTATGATCAACGGTAACTCTAGTGCCCTTCAAGTTTTCTGCAACTATGGTCAAGTCAGAAGAGAAAGAGACAATTTCTCTAGAAAAATCATCTACAGTTATTCCATTGATGGTATATCTACCTGAATTGGATGACGTAGTAAAATCAACATAGTCTCCTATCTGGAAATTATTACCGATAAAACTTGTTGATGTGCTTGTAGTGAAATTGATCAGTGAGTTTGTTGTGAGTCCGGCATACGTAAGACCAGAGGCAGTTGCTATCTGGGGAACCGTATTGAAAAATTCTGGTCTATAATAGTTTATTTCTGACGTGCTTCCTATTGCAGACACAGTTCCTATAATTTTAAACTCACTGTAACTATTCAATGTACATGACGCAGACAGATCCGCTGTATACTGATTAGTTGGATCATCGTACACGGCACCAGTAATTGTGAATCCAGCACCTGCTGCCATTGCCTTGAAAGCAAGATCAATAAATTGTTTATCTTTTATGCTCTGTATATCAGAATAGTCTAAAACTATCTGTGTTCCTTCAATGAGAACAGAGGGCTTAGATGATAGGTTTTGGTTTACTATTACTCGGTCATCTGGAGTGTCTATAAATTCCAGTCCAAGGAATTCGGCCGTACCAAGATCTTGGATGAAAAAATCGCTCATATTAAGAACCGAGGAATGAGATTAATTGTCCTGTAGCTCCACCGACAACAAACACGGTGTTTAAGTTGCCAACTTCTAGGTAGCACGATTCTCCTGCTAGTAGAGGATACCCAAGAGTGCTTCCTAGGCTAGATGTATGTCCAATATGCAATGTCGCTGTATTCGTTGATATGGCACGAAGTTTAACTCCAGCACCTAGAGGTGCGGCAGGCATTTGTCGTGGAGTAGATCCAACGAAGAATTGTCCAGCACTTAACCCAGCAGGTTGCACGATAGATTTGATTTCTACCTGACCAGTTACACCAGTTAAGATACCGTTGGTGAAACCTTGGATTCTTGGCACAATGTTCTCTGATGAGTTATTCGTGAGTCCTACCACCGAAGAGAGTGAGATGGTTGCGGTAAACCCGGCATCCTGAATGGAAACCTTGAGAGAGTCACCGGTGACACCGATTGCAGTCTGTCCAGAGAAGATCCTGACTGCTGCACCAGTTGTTCCATCCACACTAACCAACGAGACGCTTCCTGTGACGCTTACTGTGTCTCTGGTCGCTAGGAGTCCTGCAACGATACCACCAGTAACCTTGAGCCCTTCTGGTCCGGCAGCAGTTACACCAATGGTTCCTTGCACAGTGACACCATCAGCACCGTTCGTAGATCCAGCGACTCGTAGGAACTGTGTTCCGAAGTTTCCGATACCGAATTCACCACAGTTACCTACGTTACCACTTACCGTTATGGCAACATCACTGCCAGATACGGTGATGGGTAGAGGATCAGTAGAAGAAACGCGAATGGCTGCTCCGGAATTACCGAAAGCCATCTTCTGTAGAGGAACGTGGGCTGAACTGAGGTTTACCCCACTGGTTCCGAAATCGGTGGCAAGGTTAGCGGTGTTACCCACTGTTTGTACGATAATGTTTGAGGCGGTATCTGGCATTTTTAGTTAGTCTCCTATGAACTAATTTATATATAAGGGTTTGACAGACAGCATATATAAGGTATAATATGTATTCAACAGGAGAAACACATTGATTCTAAGCGACGAAGAAAAAAAGGGCTTTTCCAAGAAAGTCGAGAACATTGTTCGAGATAAAGGTGGAACTTACCTAGAAGCCGTGATAGAATTGTGTGAGAAGCATGAGATTGAACCGGGTATCGTAGCTAAGTCGCTATCCAAGCCCATCATCGAAAAGCTCAAAGTAGAAGGTCAAGACCTCAATATCCTGCCCAAACAAGAAGTACAACTACCGATCTAAGCACAGGGGAGTTCCCTGTTATTTTACTAAGGCCGAGGTAGATCCTCGGGGAAAGGCTCTAACATGAGCGATTTTGCAGATTTTAAGCGTAAGTCCCGTTCCAGTTCCAACCTTGATGAACTTTCAAAGAAGATTCAAGCAACATCAGAAAAGAAGTCCTACAAGGATGATCGATTCTGGAGACCTGAGTTGGACAAAGCAAGTAATGGTTATGCCGTTATTCGTTTCCTTCCAGCACCACCCAATGAGGATCTTCCTTGGGCAAAGCTCTACACACACGGATTCCAAGGTAAGGGTGGATGGTTCATTGAGAACTCTCGTACAACCTTTGGTGAGAAGGATCCTGTGTCAGAGATGAACTCAGAACTCTGGAACAGTGGTATCGAATCAGACAAGGATATTGCTAGAGCGCGTAAGCGTAAGCTCCAGTACATCTCCAACATTCTGGTGATCAGTGATCCTGCCAACCCACAGAACGAAGGTAAGATCTTCCTCTACAAGTTTGGTAAGAAGATCTTCGACAAGATTCAGGAAGCAATGGAACCTGAATTCGCTGATGAAAAGGCAGTCAATCCCTTTGAACTCTGGGATGGTGCCAACTTCAAGCTCAAGGTTCGTAAGATCTCTGGCTTCATCAACTATGATAAGTCCGAGTTTGACTCACCTAGTGCCTTGTTCGATGGTGATGATGTCCAGCTCGAAGAGCTTTGGAAGAAGCAGTACTCGCTCACAGCGTTCACTGATCCTTCTAACTTCAAGTCGTATGACGAGCTTAAGCAGCGTCTTATGGATGTTGTTGGTGATGATATCCGTTCTAATGATGGAACGAGCGCACCGACCATTCAGGAGACCTCAGAGACGCTTGAGAGCAAGTCTGAGAGCGTTGCAGAAGAGACTGATGCTCTTGATTACTTCGAGAGACTCGCTAAGGATTAAGCGTATCCATAGGGGTTGCCTATTGTTCTAAGGTCACTCCCACCGCGAGATTTAGAAGCTGAGTTAGATGCACGAGGAGTTGCCCCACCTATATTGGAGGGTAACTCCTCTGTGTCTACTTCAGTAGGAGATTTAAGAGAAATCTGTTCAAATAATTCTGAAGTTGGATTTAAGACATCACCAGAAGCTTCATTAATTGCTTGCCCTTTACCATTTAATTGCTGTAGGGAAGTTTCCCACCAATTAGCATTGGTTTGTATCACATTATTATCTCGTTGTTTTTCTTCATTTGGATTAACCCCCAAAAAATAATCAGACTTATCATATTCATCTTCTAGACTATATTCATTTTGCATTGAACGAAAATATAAATCAGAAAAATCTGGCATCGGATTGATTGGGACACCAATATCAGAAAATGGCACCATTCTATCATTTTCCGAATTCAAAACATCTTTAATATTCATATTTTCTTCCATTACTGCACTCCTCTACTTGCCATTGATTGTTGTGTTTTCATATTTTGATCTTTAATAAAATCATTTAACATACCAATATAGATTTTTCTTTCCCATGGAATCATGCTTTCCAATTCTGCTAAACTATACCCATACATTTGCATGAGTTGAAAATTTAAATAATAAAAGCTAGGTAGATTTACATGACAAAAAGTAAGGTAAAAAAATCCTCTGCGCTACTTAGTTTTATTTTTCGTTTTCTTCCGGCAGTCTCATACACTAAAACATACTCATAATGAAAAAGAGAATCCATTCCATTTTTTATTATGTCTTTTGTTTTAATTGGCAATGAATCAAACATTTCAATTTTTTGATCTTCAGTTAGTTTACTAAACTCTATTTTCTCGTTCGTAGTCTCTATAGATTTTATTGTTGAACTAATATCAGAAAAGCTCTTTGGTATTTCTATCTCTATGATGAAATTATCAGTAACTAGTTTTTCTGTTATCTTACTTCCTTTGACAACAACATCAGAACAATTAATCAGTAGATCTACAGATTCTCCTGTATGTGGACAATTGAAAGTTGTTTTGAATTTTTCGCCTATAGATTTTTTTCTTAATTCTAGTAACAAGTGAATTAAATCAGTTTCTGTTAGATCTTTTGTATCCACCTGTACATTTGTTTCTATGATTTTAAGAAGGGTATTATACCCATCAGAAACATTACCAGTTTCTTTTGCGGCCGCTATAATTTTTTCTTGTTTAACAACAAGAGGGGTAAACTCTACAACAATATCCTTCACAGGTAACGTTGTTTTGTATATTGGCAATTCTATTTTCATAATTTTCCTATCCTATCTGGTTTTGTGATCCTAAAACTCCAACACTTGGTGTAAATAAATCATAATATCTGTATTGAAATTGTACACTGAATACCATAGGAGCAAAGTCCTCAACCGGTTTAAGATTAATTGGATATAACGCTCTTGGGTAAACTTCCGAAAATCTCCATTTAATGTTATCATTATCACCGTTTACAATTTCCAAAATATTTCCAGAAACACTTTCGTTGTAGTATGGTTGTGGTCCTTGGGGTTGTACTACGGCATTACACCATCTATTAACAATATCAAACATTGAACCATTGACTTCATTTTCCATATAAAATGATAGGAACAAACGCTGTGTCCAATTTTTTCTCGCTGGAAATGTTTTAACATTTCCTGCAACACCAAGATCCGTTATCGTTGCAATATCCCAACCGGGTATTTCTGCGGCAAAGACAGGAATATTAGTGAATGATTCGCTATATGTTTTAGTATTGATAAACATATTCACATGGAACCTATTGTGCTTCATAAGTCCTTTGCTGTAAATTCCATTACCTTCAACTAGATCATCTACATTTGTTCCTTCTAAACTCATTTTATTTGCTTCCCTTTAAATAGTTCGTTTTCGGTTAGAATAGTGAATTCCCACTGATTGTCATTACAAACTTTTTTGGCAGCTTCCCATTTTGCTTCATTTATGGCATATGTCTTCATATTCAAGTCATATGATTTTGTTTTTCTCTTTTTTATTACGGGTGGCTTTGTCTGTTTATAGGGCTTAACCTCAATCAAAAATGTCTTAATACCACCATCTTTGGTTTTTATTTCAGCGAGAAAATCTGGGTAGTATTTGTGCATTTTATTGTCTACTGGGGACAGATATGGTATCACCACCTCTTCACTCGCCCAACGAATTACATTGGTGTTATTATCCAGATATTTACACATCTTTCTTTCCCACATTGACCGACAGACGATCTTGGTAGGATTTCCGACATATTTGGTTGGATTTTCGGGAATGTACTTCGTTTTATATGCCATAGCATACATATATATGAATGAAACTAGGAGGAAACCATGGCTACCGAATTTTCTTGGGGATATGATGATAAAACAGCAGAAGCGCCGTACTATCTAATATTTAGTTGTTATACTTATCCCAGAACGTCCGAAGAACGAGCAAACCTATCAGATCCAATAACCCGTATAATTCTTCCGGGAGTTGCTGTAAATACGGGTACTGCTCACAGATATTCAGAAGATGTTCCTATGATGGAAAACTTGCAGCAAGCTCTAGGGACAATTGAAGGTGGTGCGGACGGTAAACAGGGAGGAGCAGGTCCAGAAGAAATTGCTAAAATGGATTTTGCTCAATTGGTTGGAGATCTTGGAAAAAAACTATCAAATGTTTCTGAAAGATTTCAGGGGGATGCGTTTGGGCAAATTCAATCAAAGTTAGGAAGATTGGATCTTTTGACAACTGAATCTGGATATCTTGGATCATCAAAAAGAAAGTATGCGTTTAATTGGAACTTAAAGGCTACATCAGAAACTGCCAATACGTTTATAGCAAGAAGAATTGGAGAAGAGTTTGAAAGATTGTCTATGCCTGTTGTTGGAGGTTTCTTAAATGAAGGTAATATTGCAAATGCTAGTAGGATGCGACCTCCAAACGTATGGACAGTAACTGCCGTAAACGAATTTGGTGGGAATGAGGAAGGTACAACTAACCTGTGGTTGGGGACACCAAAAATATGTGTTCTAACTTCAGTTCTGAAAAGTGTAGATAATCAGTCATTTATTGCTGGAGCAGGTGGTCCCTTCTCGTACTTCCTCACTTGTAACTTTATAGAATTAGAAAATGTATTCAATTACGATGGGTCTATAACAAGTAGATCCGAATTCTTCAATCAATTAGGTGGTGGATAATGGCATATTTTGATTTTTTAAGTAATATTGAATATAAATTCACTGATGGTCTTACTAAAAATGTTAAAAGTCTGTTTAGTCGTCCTATTCTGGATACAGCAGAAGTCAATAAAATTGAAATTTCAGAAAATCAAAGTGCTGACCAGCTATCAATTTCTCTTTATGGTGATCCTTCATTGTATTATATTAATCTACTAGAAAACAATGTAATATCAGATAGTTATTGGCCGATCTCCGGTGAAGAATTTGAACAAAAACTTCAGTCTGATTATGCTGGGTATTCTTTTCATATTCTAGAGCAACCCGAAAGTCCCCCAACAACAGGGGATGTTGTTGTATTAAAATATGACTTAAATGGTTTTACTCCAGACCAAAACGACTATACAGCAGAAACAATCAGTTACGGCATTGTAGAGTCTTGGGATCCGCACATGAGAAAATTGTGGATAAAGAATTACAGTCTTGGCACAACAGGAGCACAAGTAGAGGACGAGTTATTCAAAGAGGATAACAGGTTTTACATATACAGAAGAAGTTCTGATGGACAATTCTCCAACGAAGGATCTAGAATTTCTGCTACTAATGTTTTGGGTACAAATAACGCCTTTTCTTCCGATCCAAATTACATAGGTAATTCTGGGGATGAATTTACAATGAAAAAGGTTAGCGAATATTCAGACTCAGTTAAAACATTTTATTCTGATACAACAAACACAGATTTAAATCCGTACACGAAGAACATTCTATTGCAAGGTAGTGGAGATCTTTTCAGTTATACAAATTTTTCTGGTACAACATATAATTCCGGAAATACCAACGGGACATGTTCTTTACTAGAAGGTTACATTTTGTCAGCAAATGGTCAAACTGGAACTGATGGATTTGCCTATACACTATCACAAGAAGTTGTATCAGTTACCGATAGACTTACAAATGAAAACGATAATAAAAGAAAAATTGAAGCAGTTTCACAATCAGTTGTTGGTAATGTGATTCAAAACATAGAGGATACTTTTAATGGCTAGAAATGATGTAGTTTTTAGTGAGATTTCAATAAAAGCAAAAGATTCAACTGAGTATATTAATATTCTTGATAATTTTCAAGCATCCAGCACATTTGGTGGAATGTCTATTGAAGAGGGTATATTTAATGGTGGTGTGAGTGGATTTATTTTATTAAATGATCCAAATCCAGATAACGATGAACCAGATTTACCCTCAATAACAACACTGGCTAAAACCGGATCAATGGTCAGATTCTCATTTTCTACTAATATCACAGAAAACAATATCACATCCAAATTGGATGGTCTAGCATTTTATGTTTATAATGTTTCTATTGTTTCTGATATTTCTCCCGGAATTGCTAAATTGGGTTCCTCTCAGGCAGTAACATATAGATTGGAATTTGCTTCGTATGAAAGCACTTCTATTGATTATGAAACAAGAGAATTGGAAGAAGATTATGTCGGTACAATTAGTGAATTTGTTCGATCTATTGCTTCCTCTAATGAGTTGGGTATTCTTGCTCCCACACCAAACAAAGAAACAGTAACAATAGAGAATACAGCACAAGTTGAACCTCAGATTGTTCCTACTTTTAATGGTGTCTGGTTTAAGAGCACACAGTCATTGTATCCTTGGGGTAAAGAAAAATCAATACCAAGCGTAAACACACTTATCGGATCATCATTAAATTATGCCGTTCCTGCTGTAGGTTACGTGGAAGAAAAAAATAATGATGGGGATATCATTGTCCAAGATCCGGGAGTTCCATACAAAGAAAATCCATCATATGTTTTCTACCAGTCATTACCTTTAGGTCAATGGCGACTTATTCCAATAGGTGGTGCTGAACATGATAGTTTATATAAACAAAATTATCTCGAAGGAAACGAAGATGCTGGCTACCACACATATAGATTCACAATGGATGAAACTGTAACCAAACGAATTGAAATGTTTAAATTAATAAAGGCAACAGATATTCTTGAATTACAGGAAAATGGTGCCTTTGGTTCTCGTTACAACTTGATCGAGCCAAACTATAGAGGAATTTATAATGGTATAGGTCTTGATTCTGGTGATAATGATGATGAGGGAACTGTTCATACAAATAATAATATCGGAATAAGAAATAATACTTATTATCATGATGCCATGAGTCTTGCATCACACCTTAAACAGGACTATGTTACATACAAGTACGAAGATTTCAATGCCGATGATGAGGACAGCGATTCACCTCTGTTAGGTAGAAAAATAACAAATGGAAAAGAAAATCCTGCGTTTAGTTCACTGAGAGATACTGTCTATGGTTACTTTGATACATCATACTTATACAAACCTTTCCCTACCATGAACGACGATTATTCGAGTGGTAGAGGAAATAAGTACATGTGGCAAACAATGTTTGATATGTGTGAATTCCCCCTGAGAACGAATATCAAAAATGGTGAAGTTGGTATTAATGATATCGTAAGTATTAGAAATTCCAACAAGCAATGTAAACTAGCCTATAGTGTCTTATCGGACCTAAAGGAACAGTGGAACCGATATAGACACTCAATTTGCTGTGACTCTAACAGTGGAGGGGAATTCTTGGCTTTGCTTGTTGGTGTTACATGGGGTGGTGAACCGCAAGGAGTAACACTTGATGGTAGTCCTTGGGTCAATAGAAATATTACTCCGTATGCATTGGGTTCAACTCAACAAGCTGATACTTCTGGAATGGGTAATACCGTTGGAAACATGTATCGATATTCTTTCATTGAAGTAGAAGCATGGCCCAAAGCATTGATTGATACAAATGTGAAAGCCGATGCATTCATTGAAGGTGCTCCTCCAGATCAAAAATATTATGATTACCTAGTAAACGCCGATCTAAATCCTTCTAGTGGATTTCAGCAAGTGTATATTCCGGGTAATGCTGGTAATGATTATTATCAAGATCCTAAAACTGAAGAACCTGATCCACCGGTTGCAAATGGTATAACATTCCAGTTTGGTCTAACACATCAAAATGAAAATGAACAAAAACTTAGAATAAACCAAGCACAAGAAATGTTTGTGATACCTGTCAGTGGTGGTAAGCGAGGACTATTCAGTGCTTATAATACAATAGAACTGACTAATAATAAAGCTTTCACTGGTGCTGGAATTAATACCAAAGGATTTAATTATCCCAGTGGATTTAATCTCATGGAAATCGGTGGTATGACTACTGGCACAAATGCCGGAGAGGGAACAACGCCAATACCAGCACAATACATGGGGACTCTTGTCAGGATGTCACCAGTCAACAGTTCTGATTTGAGTGAAATTAAGACTAACGCTGATCTTGCAGCACTAGGTGAAACTGGATACTGTGAGGATGATGATGGTAATAGAACCGATGCAACTACTGAAGAAGAATGTCGAGGCACTTGGACTAAGTATGGTGGTGAAGAGGCTTACACTGGACCAGAAGGATATGTCGAGGGTATTTGTTGTCCTTCAACTTACTTACTGAACAGCATAATGGGTACAGATAATCTACCAACGACATTCGCCGGTCCACCGTCTAAATTGCACTGTGATACTTTAGTAATTGAAAGAGACGATATAGGTGATCGACCGGATATTAGTACTAATGCAAGTCCGGAAAAAGTAAATACAACTACAACAAAGGGCGATGAAACAGTATTCATGTTCGCAGCAGAAAATGATCACGACGGAAGGTGTACAATATGAGTAAACAATATCCAAAAATACGATCTCAAGTCAATCGACAAATAGCCAATGCAAAGCAGAGAAGTATTGTCGAAAACAGACCCTATTATGACTGTGTAAACATAAATGGTCCAGTTGATAACTCTGGATGTGCTGACACAAATTCTCTATGTCGATGTCCATGTACTGGTGGTTTTGATGGTGCAGGAGGACCACTCATGACATCAGCAGTTCCACTTTTCCGTGAACCTAGAGATGAGGAAATGGAATGGGCAAAATCACAGGTAGGTGGCTGCTTTGGTGAGTATGACAAAGATGGTTTTTATGTTTTAGATCCAGAGTCTGTGGAAAGTAGCTGCGGAGTTACTTGTCATGGTAAAGACTATTACAGTACATTCAGAGCACTAAGAACCTACTCAACATTCTGGGATACACCCAAGGAAGTTCCCCTATATCGGAACGCTCTGGTAAACCTATATACTGCACAGCAGGCTGTTTGTATTGTACCCGGAAACCTAAATCTTCGTGTTGGTGAGTTTATCAACATCCCAAGTGACGGGAGTGCATTATCAGAAGATTATTCTGGGTGTTGGCTGATATCAAACATCAGACACGCCATTGCTTCGCTTCAGAACTACAAGATGATTCTAACACTAATCCGAGATTCCAAGATAGACGAGCCACAGTAATGAGTAAATACAAAGATTTAAATTTAAGTCTCGAAAGAAACAGCTTCACCGGAGACGTTTCGGTTACAACAAACGAAAATGCAATACGTATTGCATTGACGAATATATTATTAACTCGTGAGGGTGAAAGACCATTTTCTTCTGCTCCGGTGGGAGTTGGTCTGGAAAAACTATTATTTGATGTCGATGTATCATCTTCTAAGTTTGTTTTCATAAAACAAAGGGCTAAAGAACTCATAAATAAATATGAACCAAGAGTAATTTATGATGATATGATAATTACGAATTATGATACAGTAAAAGATGATGGTGTGATAAAGCTCGAAGTAAAATACACCATAAAAACTGGCACACCGGACACCAAATCCGACAGTTTACAACTCACGATAGAAGGAACGTAAAATGGCTAACACACCAATACAATTAGGAAGTTTAAATTTTGATGAGATAAAGGCTAATCTAAAGTCTTTTGTGCAGAACTCAGACAACGACCTAGACATAGACTTTGATGGTTCGGTTGCCAACACCATACTAGATCTACTTTCATATAATACATTGTACTATGCATTTTACTCAAACATGCTTATGAATGAATCATTCATGGACTCTGCACAAAGAACAGAAAGTTTGATCTCTCTATCAAAGCCACTTGGATATACAGTTGCCCATAGAAACTGTGCTTCTGCTAGTCTATCGCTGAATAATACAGGAACAACATCCTTTAGATTAATACCATACGCAACAACAGTTTCTGCTTCAAAGAATGGCACGAATTATAATTTTGTCTATATCAATCAATTAAATGATGATGATGTTACCGATGATATAATTGAACCGGGACAAACAAAAGATCATCGCTTTTTTCAAGCATCATCTATTGTTATTAATGCTCCCATGACAGTTGATTATTTAAATCAAAGATTCAATATAAACAACAAGAAAATAGATCCTGCTACAATCACAGTTAGAGTCGGTGAGTCTGATGGTATAAAAGAATATACTAGAGTTAGCAATACAAACTCAAGTCTTTCCACGGGAGATAGAGTTTATTACATAGAATCCACAAATGATGGTTACCGTATCTTCTTTGGTGCCCCAACTACAACAGAAGGCACCCCTACTGGCAGAGTGATAAAAGATACAGAAATTGTTTACGTTTCATATCTAACCACATCAGGCTCTGGAGCTAATTCATCAACAAGTTTCACTGGTCTAGGTGCATCGATTAACGTCACAAATTCCTCTACAAAAGCCTTGGGTGGTTATGATACACCAAACCTCAATCTAATTAAATTTGCAGCCCCAAGAAATTTTGTTGGTGGAGGTAGATTGGTTTCCATATCTGACTATGAAACAGAAATTTTGAATAAGGGTTTAATTTCAATAAACTCAACAGATCCAAAAAGAAATATTTCAGTATACGGAAGTGGTGCGGCAGCCGAAGAAGTTGATGGTAAAGTTCTCTTTTCCCTCTTTGACGATGCTCTTATCGGTGGTGCTGGAGATTCGGTAAAAACCACAAGTCAAGTACCCGAACAAATAATCAATGATTTTGCTGATGAAATCTTAGTGGGTCTAACATTACAATATAGAGAGCCATTAGAAGCAGATATCACTTTCACAACTAACGAACCTGCAAGTGATTTTGCTGCTGCTTATGGTAGGGGATTTAACCAGACCTTTAGTAATAATTTAAACTCTTCGCTTATCAATCTAGAAACTACACGAATCCCTAATATTCAGGCTGGTTCCTCTGGCGAATTATCAGGAAAATTTGATTTCAAAAATAGAATTGATTACACAACCTCAGGGACTACTTTCAGCATAACCCTAAACACAGCGAGTGGGTTCACTACTGCTGGCATTTCGGCATCTTCTGGTTTGATATTTGCAGGTGGTGTTACAGTAAGCAATAATGTTCTTGGAACAACAAACGAAGGTAGATTTGCGCTTGATCCTGCAAAATATACCACAGTTGCAGGTATTAGCTTAAATTATACACTGGGTGAAATAAAGGTAACACAGGAGCTTCTAGCCAATCCCAAGATTATAGGAGCCAATTAATCGTGCTATCTTTATATAACGCAATACAGCTTGATGGTGGAGAAAATTCATCAGAAAATAGACTCTTATCCATCGCAGAAGATTTGAATAAAAAATTTCCAACCTATAGTACGGGTCCAAGTAATTCAGTCGATGGGAAAGTTTTGGATGTTGAAACCGAAATAAATCCATCGATAGGAAAAAACCAATCAATAACTATGGTAAAGGATACAAATGAATTGGGATATAGTAATCCTGACTCTTTAGTTACTTTAAAACCGTCAACAGTAAATACTTCATATGGACAAGTTCTACCTACAAATAGAATAAATGTTTTATTCCAACTTCCATCATGGATAACAAATGAATAATCTAGTACAACTATTTCAGGTCTACTATAACTGGCTATACTCAACCAATGGCAGTCGTTATATTTTAGACAATAATTTCGAGGTTCTGAAGGATCTCGATTTCTGTCCAAATGAAATGACTTCATACCTGCTCAGTAATTACTTACCTAATTCGAGTGAACTAGTGGCTGAAATGAACAAAGATCAATTGGTCATTGAACCCCAGCATATTAGAAATTTCCTCAATCGTGTTACGGATAGATTTTGTAACGTCAAAGGCACACCAACGTCGATACAGTATTTCTGTAACACCCTAATTGGTGCGTCCACAACTCGGATAGAAGTATTTGATGGTAGCAATTACATTGTCACATTATTTTTCCAAGACACAACTACAATAAACATCGAATACTTGGAAGAGTACATGAATGAACATGTAATCCCAATTGGTGTGAATATACAGTTTGCAGTATCTGCAACAAATGATGACTTCACCAACGCTTCTGACACCACATATAGATCATCACAGACACAGGGTGATTATAACCCAGTAGATGAACCTCTAACAGTTCTTCAAAATGTAAATATTGAAGACTTCTCCCAATGGGAAGAAGCCACATTTGGTGAAGGTGCCTACGATGGAACAGGAACAGGTGAAGAGATTGCTATTATTGGTAACTACTTCCCATATACACTAGACGATACCACCAGTATTCAAGCAACAGCAGGATGTTCTGGGTCAACAGCACACTTTGGTATAACTGGTGGTGCCACATATAATCTTGCTAATATGTTGACGTATGCATTCCCTGACTGGTCAGATGCAGTTACCATAGCCGGTTCGTCTTTTGGAATACTAAATATACTAGATGTTGCCTTCTTGAATGCTGCATCTGGAAATACATCACCAAATGATGGTAGAGAGTCAAATAGTTCCTGTCCTATAGGAGGATA